GCCAGGTGGGAGCTTGAATCCACCCCGCCTTCATCCTCGTTGTGTTGAGCGCAGCGGCAACCGGAAATAACAGGGAAAGGCCTCTCGGCCCGGATCCGCGCCCTCTCCAATCGCTCGAGAAAGAGCCGGCTTACGTTGAGAGTTCCGCACCCGCAATTACAGGTGAATTCTTCCTCGGTGAAGTGCGGAGCGAAGTCGTACCTTGCCATTTATTGTTCGGGCTGCACTTGCGGTTCTCCTTGTGGTAGGCCCGGCGGCGGGGCCGGTTGTTGGGCCGGCGGTTGTGCCTGTTTCTGCTCGGGGCCGAAGATCATATCTTGGGCTATTTCCCGCAACACCCTCATTCGCTCTCGCAGCTCGTCCAGTTGAAGGTTTTTTTCTTCTTCGCTTAGGCCCTGGTGGTTTTGGACTTTATAGGCTGCGGCCGTGATTTCATCGAAACCATCCTCAAATTCTTTCTGCCTAAAGAACAGCTCAATATCCTCGTTCATGGGGTTGGTTTTCAGGCCGATTATGGAACTGGCGATGGCCGTGGTCGGAGCTGACACCCTGCCGAAATAATCCTCCTTGCCCCAAACTGACTTCCAAATGCGCTCAAAGCCGTACCCGCCCTCCGTAACTCCGGGAATAGCCGGCGAGAGGCTTGGCATCACGAACTTGTAAAGGTAGTCAGAAATTTTCTGCGTCACGATCTTTTTGCTGTCGTTCTCGCCGTAAATCTCCTGGCCGGTGTACGACGATTTGTTGATGGTGATTTCGTAGATAGCGCGCATCGGGGCGGCGTGGATCGGACTACCTTGATAAATGCCAGTGGCCCCCTGTTCTCCAATATCTCCCCACGGCAGGATATAGGTAAGATCGAGGAATTGGAGCTGGCCATACTTGTCAGTAAACGGTAAAAGCAGGGCCTTCGGTCCCAGGCCAAGGGGTTCCCCGCGCATCCTGTCGGGCATGATCCGCTTGAGGTATTCCAACTGATCTTCTGAAATGCCAAGGTGCTTGCGCGCAGCTTCTTCAGCGGCGTAGATGCCGTAGACAAGAGCGCCTAATCGCCATGGATGGGTGATCCCCGTTTCCAAAATCTGAGGCAGAGCCTTGTAGGTGAACGTGATGAAGGGGGCTCCCACGGGTGACGTTCTGGCCCAATTCACAAAGGGCGGGACTTCCGTGTAATCAAAGAGTGCCTTTTGGGCTTGCGCTGCGGCCTGTTTGGGGGTAGCTCCATCCTCTACCGCCTTGATATATCTGGCCAACTTAAACCACGCTTCCTCGCCCTGGTAAATCTTCGCTGCCCTCTGTCCGGCCCTCGTACTGGAAGGCAGGACTTTCCCCAGGCCCTCGGCTACTTCGCCCTTCTCGAAGTTTTCGGCCATGCCGGCGAATCGGTCATAGAGGCCCCCCTTGGTCGAGTTCCAAGAGTCGATTAACGGGGTCAGCTCCCCCTTGGTGAAGGTTGTCGAAAACAGGCCTTCCGCTTTGGCGGCATCGTAGTGTTCGCCCTTTTGCTGCCACAGTTGAGAGATAGCCTTGCCGTAAATGTCCACTCTCCAAGGGCCGAGGCCATCGAGGTACGCAAGCATGGAGTTGGAAATCATGTTGCGTCCGTGTGTCGGTGGGTTGAAGATGACCTTAAAGACCTTCCATTCGCTGACAAGACGCCGGCTGAGTTTCGACAGTTCGCCAACGGATTTTGTCATTTGATTCAGCTCGGAGGCGATGTACTTATCAACGTATTGTCCTGACAGCCGGCCCAACTTGGTTGTCGTGGGCATCAGCGTGTATTTCTTGGGATCCTTGCCCAACTCGACCATGTTTTCCGGGGATACAGTCCAGGCTTTGTTGTCGGCAACGAAATTGAACAGCTTGGAGGTTTCAACATCGTGGATGACCGCCGACAGGCCCTTCGCCACCGGATAGCCGGGCTCCAAAATCTCACCCCTTAACACCCGGATTTCTTCGGGAATATCCTGCCGCTTTTTGTAGCGGTCCTGGTCAAGTCGCGTGGGCCTTGAGGCCCCGTACTTTCGCAACTGAGCGTCATAATCGACTTCATATCGCCGGTACAGGCGCGGCATATATTTCCCGTGATTCAGGAAGAAATTTTCCTCTGACAATAGCTTCTGTTCTGCGGCCAGAGCTGCGTATTCATCGAACTTCGATCTGGCGGTTTTAACCGCGTCAATCGCTGCTTGCCATTCGGGATTCTCGCGCATGGCGCGCAGCTCGGCCTCGTTGGCCTTTCCTTTCAACAAATCACCCAACAATAGCTGATCGTCTTGCGAGAGCTTTCGGGTCATATCCTGCCCGAGTTTGAAGGCTTCTTGAGCCCCTTCTTCGGTTTTCCGCTGCCATTCCCGGTGACGCTCGACCCACGTTGCCGGCTGTTTGTGTCGGTTGATGAAAAGCCACTTCAGGGGCTCCGGCCAGGGTTTCACTAAGATGCCGTAGGGCTCCTTGGTGCTGCCGATAAACCTCCAAATTTTCGGCCCCACTCTCTTTGACCACCAATCCATCATCGGCTGGATCGGGTTACTGTAGAGAGTCGATTGACCGCCAGGGCCTTTCGGGCGTGGCTTGTCGGCTTCTACGAGTTGGTCTATCAGGCCCTTAACGGACCTGGCCATGTCGCCGGCCAGGCGTGGCGCCGATAGCTTCTGATCGCCCAATTTCCAATTCAGGTAGGCCTTGGCATAACCGGCAACCTCTGTGGTGATCGCGCTTCCGGGCTTGGATGCCCCTTTGACAATGGAATCAACGTAGTCCGAAGCGTGGGTTGTGGGCTCCGGGGGCTTAACCTCGGTTCCCTCTAACCTGGGCTGCTCCGTGGGGGGTAGTTTTCCTGCCTGTTTGTCGGCCCAATCAACAGCATCGGTTCGATACCTGAAGCTGTTTACTTTCTTGCCATCGAGGTAAATGTCGTACTCCCCTATGGCTGTTCTTTCAACACGGTAATGACCAGTTTCGTAGGTGGTGAGCGGGGTTTGAAGTGGCTCTTTCGGCCTACCCTCTGGCTCCACCTTGGGTTCTTCAGCGTAAAGGCCAGCCGTTTCTTCTGCCGGCGGCTTCTCAGCTTCCGGTGTGGGCTCTCTCGTAAACAGGGGCGGTTCATCCTCGGCAAACATTCCGGCTTGCTCTATATCGCCCTCGGCGCGCAGCGCCTTCTCTTGCTCTGCGATGGACTTCCGCAGCGCCTTCTCCCTCTTGCCAAGCTCGATGATCTGCTTCTTACCGGCGGGGGTAGTTTGATCCGGCCTGGCGGTTAGGATATTTTCCAGCTTGGCCTTGTCGTCGGCCAGCCGGCTCTCTCGCTTAAAGCCCTCATGGCCTACGATCTCGACCTGGCCTTCCGGTCTGACTGTGGGCTCGACGGGCTTTGGTCCGGGATCTGGAATCTCTGCGGCTCGGTTGTCGATCTCGGCCAGGCGCCTTTCAGCTTCGATGCGAACGGCCTCTGCCCTCGCTCTTTCGGCTCTTTCGAGGCCTGAAAGTTCGATCCTGTCCACAATATCCGACAGCTTGCCGTATTCCGCAGCGTGTTTTTCCCAAAAGGCTTTGTATTCCGGGCTCTCCGCTACTTCCACTCCACCTCTAACGTCCGGTGGAATCTCTAGCTTTTCAGACGGAGTTGGCGGTCTTTTCTCGGCGGCTCTTTCCAGGTCGATTTCCCATCCTTCAACCTGTCTGATTCTTTCTTGGTATGCCTCCCGCCCTTCTGCGAAGCTGACAGCTTCCCCTTCCGGTGTGACCGTGGGCTCGGCCCTTCCCGGAAAGGCGGCTTCCCCGACTTCTGGACTCGGAGCCCCCCGCTCCCTTGGCTTGCGGAGCCGTTCAAGGTCAGCGTCGGTGAGTGCTTCGGGGCCGGCCCTCTGATCGCGCTGAACTTGGTCTATCAGCTCTTGCCTCTCGGCCCTGCCCTCGAATCCGGTCATGCCCTCAACGGCTTCGGCGGCTTCGTCTTGTTTGCGCTTCAGGCGAGCCATGGGGGGTTCGTCGGGATCGAGGGGCTTTGCTGCTCTCTCTCTCGCCCATATTTCGGCGTCTGCCTTGGTGTGCTTGCGCCTCTGAAGCCTCCCGTCAAGGAAGGCTCCCCAATCCCCACGCGCCGATGATGTTTCGGTGCGCTTGATTTCCCACCCTGTCGGCAAGGCCTCAAGCGGCGGCTCCCCTCTCAGGCTGCGGTTCCGCGCTTCTTCCGCAACCAAGTCATAGCCCTCCATATCGGTCATGGCTCGATCCAGGTTCGGCTGGCCCTTGACCCTGGCTTCGGAGAGGTCAACCCTCCATTCGGATTGAAGGTCTGCGACTGCCTCGCTCCAGGTTGGGCTCATGTGATGCCCGGACGGTCCACGCTTATCGAAGTAGCTTGTTTGCCAGGCGCCTTCCTCGGGGCGCGTAGATTCGTGCAAGATGGCGTAGCGCCCTTCTCCCCGCATTGGCACCTGGAATCCGACTTCTCCGTATCCTTCCCTGAAGGCGTTGAGTTGATCCTCAAAGCCCTTATCCATAACATCTTGCCTGGCTTCCAGTTCGTCAAGAGTTTCGCGCCTCATCGTTTCGCCGGTGACGGTATCTTTGGGCTTGGGCGGTATATCGGCTCTCGGGGTTTCCGGCGCCACTCTCGGTTCTTCTGGCCCGAATCCCGGCCCTATCGTCGTCGGTTTTGGCCGCTGGATTCTGTCAATGTTTTGCTGCCGGATAAGGTTGTTCTCCACTTCCAGGGCCTCAAAGTCGGTGCCAGCGTAGCCGGGTTCGTCCCTCATGGCCTTTATCTGCGCTCGGCCCTTTTCCCAATCGGCTTCGGCTTGTTCCATGGTGCGCGGGGGCTCCCCTGCCGCCCGGGTATCCGGCGCGACCCGCTCCGGCACTTCGGGCCTAACGCGCCCTGGAACCCCGGCGCCTTCCCTAAATTCGGCGGGAGTAAGAGCTTCGGCTTGGGCGTCCATCTTATCCATCACATCTACTGACTCTATATTCGGGAAGGTTCCTTTCGAGCCCGGCGTCCGATCGGTCATCGCTTGCATGAAATCGGATTGAGTCCAATTCTTAGGAATTACTTGGTTGTCCTGAAGAATATGAAACATCTGATCCGGGGCCATGGCATCCTCGCCCTTCATGGCTCGGATCGGGTCAAACATATTGCGCGCTCGGGCGTCCGTTCTGGCCCCCATGTTCGGCATTACCATGGCCCGTTCTTCGGCCACGCTCATATCCAGCTTCATCCCGCCTTCGTTTACAATGGCCTGTTCCATGCTGTTTTCCGCGTACCACTCCTGGCCTATTTCCCAACGGGTCTTGTAGGGCTTTACGACCTTGGCCTGAATTTCAGCCTCGGTGGGCCGGCTTTTCATAAAATCTACGGCTTCAGCCTCGGTGGGCCTCGTTGCCCATAAATCTCCGTCCCTGTAGACTCCCCACTCGCCGCCTCTGAGCTGCTTGGACTCCCATACGAAGGCACCGCCCTCGCCTTCCGGGGCAACGGTCAGTTCTCCCTTGACCCTGGCCTCGGGCGCCAGCACTTCCGGCGTAATGGGGCCTTCAGGCCTCACAGTGGGCTCGTCAGCCAATAGGTCACTAGAGGGTTCCCCTTGCTCTCTGACGCGGAATCTGCCCGGTTCTCGTACACGGGCGGGTACTCCTGGCCGGCCTGTCGGAACAATATCGCCAGGACGGAAGGGGTCAAGGCCTCCGGGTTCGCCTGGCTCTCCCCTTCGCAAGACGCCACCAACACCCCCGCCAGGTCCGGGCATTTCTATATCGGGGCTCGTAAGCAATCTCTGTGGTGTTTCAGGCAACACAGGGGGCGCGGGTGGTCCTACGAAATCGGGCGCCTCTCGCTGTCTGCGAAGCACATTGGACGGTTCATCCCCGAATAAGCCTTGGGGCCTTCCGGTAGGCGTCACCGTCTGCTCTCCCGTGACTACCGGCTCCCCTTCCAGTGTCGGCGCTGGCTCTCCCATTCTCGCGCCGCCACGAAAGCGTCGGCCGGGGCCGGCTCCGGGAATATCGTAGCCGGGAGCTTCGGGCAATAGGCCTCTTACCCCTGGCTCGGGTGGTGTGCCTCGACTATAGATTCCCTGTGTGCTTGGGACGCCGGGCCTCCCTGCTGCGGGTTGCCTTGGCACTCCCGGCAGGGCGCCGGTTGCGGGTGAGCCTGGCAGCTCTAAGGGTCTGCCGGGGAATAAAGGCTGCTCATGGGCCGGCATTAGTGGTAAGCCGGGACGTTCTTCAAACACACGGGGCTCAAGAGGCCTTCCCCCGCCGCCGGGGCCGCGTGGATCCAGAACAATCTCCCGGCCTGTGACCAATGGATGACTTCGGCCAGCCTTCAAGGCAGAACCCCCGAGCCCTAGAGAGAGGCCTCCCATTACCAAAACCTCTGTTCCTTTGGCAAAGGCCTCGTCATATTCTCCCAATTTCACATGGTCAACAATTTCCGGGGCTTTGATAATCGCTTCGGCACCCATCATGCCGCTGAATCCCATGGTAATCAGCACCTTGAGAGTTTGGCTAACGGCGCTGAGTCCTCCGGCTGCAGCCATGGTCATTATGCTGGCCGGCGAAGAAAATCCTTCGATAATCCTGGCCATGCCAATGGCGAATCCCCGCTCTGCTTGCTCGGGTAAGGCCATGCCCTCATAGTGCGGCCAATACTTTTGGGCGGTAGGCTCCAAAGTGAGAAGGGGGTCAAACGCGGTTTGCTTTGTTTCTTCCTGCGGAGGCCGAAACCCGCCAGGCTTTTCGTGGACGGTAGGGCCACCTGTTTGTTGTGCGGTTCTTAGGTTGGCGCGCTCGACGGGGGTTAATCCGGGTGAAGGGCTGATTAGGCTTTCACGGCCAGGCTCCTGCATGGCGCGGCCCATTCGTCTGAACAAACCTGGACCCGGTGCCGGTTCATCAGGGGGCCACTTCATTTCCCCCCTTTCAGCTTCGTACAGCTTTCTGGCGGCTGCGTCTATCTCGGCCTGGCCCATTGTGTCGGGAAATTCGATTTCCCCTACACCGGGAATGTCCACGATTTGTTGAGGCATCAGTTACCTGTCTATGACTGTGCCGCTTGCCGGATCGTATCGCCTGACTGTTGGAGGCGTAATCGGGTCGATGGATTGGCTCCGCAAAGCCTCCAAGCGTTTTTCGAGTTCGGTGTCAATTTCGTCCAATTCCGCTTGCTCCGCTCTGGCCAATTCTTCAAACCTGGGCGTTCCTGGGCGACCCGAGAAAGGATCCTGCCTCATTCTCCGGTAGGCTGTCCTGATTTGCCGCTTCGAGTCTGCCGCCCATCGTTGTTCTCGGGCAATATCATCGGGCGTGACGGTGGGGGCTCTTGGCCGTTCCCCTGTGGTGCGCTGTGGTCCCTGGTAGATGATATTTCCAAATTCATCGTATCGGTTGGCTGGCCTTTCATCGTAATACGACTCGCTGCGAGGCTGATTGATAAGCAGGCCTTCCTCGTCAAAGCCTGGTACTGCGACTTCTTGGCCGAGGCCTTGGCGATACTCTCGCCACGCCTGAAAGTTCTGTTCTTCAGTCATGGTGGTGTAATCCGCGATGTTGTTCCTGGCAGCGTAGAGCATACGGGCTTGCCGCCGTTCAAACTCCCCTGTGGTGAGCCCCCCAAAGCCCCTTTCATCCTCGTAAATCATTTCTCTTTTCACGGGATCCCACACGCCAGCTCCACGCGACACGGCAAACGGCGCTTCTTCCTCGGCCTTGGCGGCGCGTTTCCTTTCCTCAAGGGTTTGCTCCTGAATATCGACGCCCTTCATATCCATGATCTGTCTGTAGTAGTCGTCCCATTCGCCACGGTTGGCTGAATAGCCGGCCAGCTCCCTGGCGTAGTCACGCTCCGCTCTGCGTTCAGGTTCAAGGAAAAATTGATCCGCTGCCCTCGGCCCCTGGCCGGTGAGGTTGGCCATTCCTGACAGACCGATCCCCAAAGCGGTTCGCTTCCAGCCAGGGCGCTCGGGTTCTTCATAGACCGGCATTTTGATCCGATCTTGTGGAACCTGAATGGGCGGCATAGCGCCGGTTGAATCGCCTCCTGGCGCACCGGATAAGTCTATAGGTGGGAACCCTTCTCTGAGGCCACCCATGATCGCCGGGGGAGTGTACTGACGCTGGCCTTCCGGCGGGAAAGGGGATTGAAACTTAAAATCCCGTAATGCTCTCAGTGACGGGGGATTGAAGTCAGGATCTTCCTTTTTCCGTGGATCTATATTCACCCCGGAATGACCGATCCCACCCTGTACGCTTCCAAATTGAACCATCGTTACCCCCTAATCAAAACCATTTTGCGCCGGCTGCGGCACTCGCTCCCCCTGCGGCCCCACCAAGCACCGGCCCGATCACCGTTTCCATCAGGCCCGGCTCGATCCCTGCGGCGTGTTGGCCGAGGGCTCCGGTGGCTCCCCCGAGCTGCGACATTAAGAGTTGAGTGTCGATCCCAAACAGTTGGGCCAAGCCTCCGAGGCCCCCCATCTGCCGCTTGAATCGCTCACCCTCAAGCCAGCCCATGCGGTTGAATTCCTCTCGGCTCTCTGCCTCTGTCAATCCGGCTTCCGTCCTGCGCGTTATGTCAGCCATTCCCCTGGATTTGCCCCTGGCAAGCTCGGCTTGGCCGGCGGCGAAGCCGGCAGGATTGCGGGTGCGCGCCAGGCGTTGTTGGGTGACGTCCTGGGCTTCCTCGTAGGGAAGGCGCGCCGACCTAATGCTGCTCGTTAAGATATTCTCCCGTTCCTTGTCACCAAACAACTTGCGCTGAAAGCCCTCTGGCTCGTAGCCGAAACTTTCGTCATAGAGCTTCAGGTACTCCGGCATGAGCTGTTCCCTTGCCTGTGTTCTTTCCCCGCGCTGGCGCTCCGTTTCTGCGCGCTGCCACTCAAACTCGTCCCTGGATAGTTCGCGTTGTTCCTTCGCCCCTTTACGTCCCATCGTTAAACTCCTTTACAAAAACCGGGAATTCCTCACGCTTGAATCCAATTCCGCGGATTCGTCGGCCGAAGCCGGCAGCTATTTCCTCGGGGATCCGGCCCCATACCTGGGCGATCCCTCGGCTCCTTAGATCCTTTTCCAGTATCCGGTAAAGCCGAATACCCTTGTCCCAACGGCCTCTAGGGCCAAGCCACGCAGGGTCGTTGAAAATCAATATCTCGGCAGACAGGCGCGCCAGCATGGCGATCTTGGCCTGGTCATCATCGTTGGTCTGGATCAGCGACACAAACCCGTTCATGCCCTGCACTATTTCGTAGGGGAAGTTTTCGCCCTGGAAGCTCATGGCGTCAAACATTTGCTTGAGGTCCGGCAAATCTCTCTCCTTGTAGGTTCGGATTGTTTCCATCCTATATCGTTCCCCCGATCAGGAGCTTGAAAATCTCATCGCGCTCTGGCTCCGAGTAGATCCTGGCACCTGGGGCTGGCGGCACCTTCGCAGCCAGGACTTCCTGCCGGCTAGGCGGCACCGGGGGGATCGGCACCCAAACCAGGGCCGTGGTATCCCACATTTCCAGGAGAGTGTTCGGGGGAGTCGCTTGCTCCTTGAAGTCAAGGTGAGCTGGCATGGGATCCGCGAGCTGCGCCCTGGCGTTTGCGCTGCTGAAGTGTACTCCCGTGGCGATAACGTAAACCGTGAAGAAGGGCATGATTTTCTCCTATGGAAACGGCTTTTCCCACAGCCGAATCTTTACTCTGTAGGGGGCTGCGAAAGTCGTGTTTTCGTCGGCAACCTGGCAACTCAACCGAAGCCCGGTCCCAAAGGTCCAGGGGAGCGAGTAACCCTGCCAATAGCCTCCGGGCAAGATCGAACCCGAGCTGATACTTTGGCCGATATTGCACATTTTCACAACCTCAAGCCCCGCCGGTCCCGTAGCGATGTTCAGTTTAATCTGCGAGCCCCCAAGGTTCAAAAACGCTCCGATGCCGTGGTAGAAGATCCACAGCCAACCCGAGGTCCGAGCCGTTGAGGCAATCAACAGGCCAAAAGCCCCGAACACATTTGGCGCCAGGCCGCTAGTGACAGCTACAACCGGGCTGGCTTCATTCAGGTAATTCGACATTATTGCGCCGGGTACTCCAATCCAATAGCTTGCCAGAGCATTGAGAGCGCCACATTCACATCGGTTTTGGCCCTCAGAGAGAGCCTTTCCCCTACGTCTAAAGAAACCGGCCCACACCACGGAACGCTGGATTCCTTCCTGGTCGGGGATTGATTACGGCTGTGAGCCATTTCCCCCAGGCGGTCCACTTCGAGCCCGGCAGCGCCGGTCATAAGATCCCAATTTCCGATGGAATTGTTGACTGCCGAAAGCTGCGTCCAGTGAATCATCAGGTAATCGAGCTTCACCGGGAGCGAGGCAATCACTTCCACGATAGCCCCGTCCACTCCGGCAGAACCGCCCGTGATGATCGTCTTTTGGGGAAGCAAGAGGCGAGAAACCGGATCCCCAAAGGGCATACTCACATTCGTCAAAGTGACGTTAGGGATGACGTAGGCGATGGCCGCAGCGTCATTGTCTTTGCAGCGAATCGCCACACGGCTCCCGGCGGGAATGTTGATTGGCCAATAGAAGTTCTGCGTATTCTGCGATTGCCGGCCCGTGTGGAAGAAATAGCAGTCGGAATAGTCGTCAACCTCACCGCCCCCTGGCCCCGTTGCTATGTCAAACTCTACGGTCCTGTTGAACCCGCCCTGGACGCCGGCTATGCCAAGCCAAAGCCACTTATTATCCCTGGCCGTTGAGGCAAAGAACGGGACATACGCGCCCTCCACTCCCGCACCCACACCGGAAACGATGCTTTTGATCCCGCCAGAATTTTCGTGCAGCATATTGGTCATTATTCGGCCCAAAGTTGAAGAAGGCCCCTGTAATTTAGGGCAGCGGCGTTGTTGTCCTTTATCCGCACCGAAACTTGGGATCCAATCGGAATCGGAGTATCAAACGCGCCCGTGTAGGTGACACCCAAAGAATTCCCCCCGCCGGCTATGGAACCGTTGCGCGAATAGCCTAGATCGTCCATAAACGGGACTTCAAGCCCCGCCGGACCTACGCCTATATCGAATTCTGCAAACCTGTCCACATTTGAAGTGGAATTGCTGTTAATGATGATCGAAAACCATTTATTTTCGTTGATCGTTCCAGGGATCGGTGCCGGAATAAAACTTTTCCAGGCCCCTTCGACTCCTGCACCGACACCCGAGGCTAGGGTTTGCCAGAACACCGTACACTCTTGCAGCGACAACTGAATGATGCCCGGCACAACCGGAGCCGGGGCCGAACCGGGGAACACCGTGAGATTCGGCTGGCTCAGGACTCCTGCCGGCAGCGGAAAAACGTGGCTACTCATTGGTCATGTGCGCCTCTCCCGCGCTCAAGGTCATCGAGATACTGTTGGCTGTGTCGGCTGCAGCCTCGATCTCATAGGTATCACCGGCCCTGAATTTCAGTTCCCAAATCTCCGTGTTTCCTGCGGCCAGTTTGCCCTCGCCGGCTGTGTTGGATCCTCTCAAGAAATGCTTGTTTGCCGTGGGTTCGCCGGTAGGCCTTATTTTGAGGTCATAGCCCACATCATTTGGCGAGAAATTGCAGACGACGAGGGTGAGCTGAAGGGTGATCCTACCCGGCGAAACCTTGTAAAGTTGCCCAAGGGCCAGGGCCAATTCGAGCTGCGCCAGGGGCGGGTACGATACCTTGCGATCTGGCACTAGAACACCCCCGAAACATAGGTGTCGATCTCATGGGGAGCCTTCCATTCCGTCAAACTTTCTTCCTCTGAATTGAAGGTCAGCACATCGGCCTGGTTCCCATCGGTGGGAACGGCTCCGGTCCCTCCTATGCCTCCAAGAATCGACTTTTCGTTTGCGTTGATTTGCAGGAGAAAGGCCTTCAGGATCTCGTAGAGCCTCACCTGTTCCCGGAGGCTGTCGATCATCGGTACAAGCAGAGGCATCAGTTAGTTCCTCGGATGAAGTCAAACGGCGAGGCCTTCGACCACGGGACGAATTTGGTCATCGTAAAGCTCTCATCGAAAGCGTCTACACCGAACCTGAATGACACCCTTTCGGAAATGAGATTGATTTGCCTCTCCAAGTCTTTTCGCTGGCCGACGCCGAGCCCCGGCAGCGTGAATCCTCTGATGACAATACTTGAGTTGTCGGGCCGGAACATTTCGAGGTCGAGTACCCCATTCCCCCGGCAATAGAGAGTCAAATAGGCGAAAAGCTGACGCCCCGCGAAATCAGTATGGGAGAGGAAGGCTGTCCGGTAGAAGGCGTTGATTGGAACTTGGTTGTCTGTTCTAAACAGCCCGGAGCTAAGGCCCCCGGCACCCACAATCGGTTGACTCAAAATCTCCCCTTCGTTTTGGGTTCCCGATGGACCGCCGTTGCTCCCGTAGAAGGCTTCAGCGACTCTCGCATCCCCCCTTTCAACCATGGCCGCGCTATTGGCCGGGATCTCCCAAATCGCCCACTGTCGGCCCTTGCCGTTGTTCCTGAGAGGATCCGCAAAACCCTCCTGGTAATCCATCATCCACACTCTGTCGGGTTCCTCCATCGTGGGGAGAGTGCGGGTGTCGGGCCATCCGATCATAAAGCGTTGTTCCTCAACGTGGTTGATGACCCAAATCTTATGCGAAAACTTCCAGTGGATCCGGCGCCACTCGGCGTCAATTTCGTTGCTGAGTTTGATTGGCCGACCACCATCGAAGTAATAGGCCCCTTCCTGGCCGGCGATAACCGCCCAATCCTCTCCAGCCGACACGCCATGAGGCGAGAAGGTGCCTACAACCGGCGAAACTTCCTCAACGGTCCAGGTCGAGGGTGGGCCGATTCCATCGTCCCTGGTGGCCCACAGGGAGCGTTCCTTGACGAAGTAGAGAATGTCCCGGATCACAAACACAGCGCGCAGCGATTCGCCGTTGTCCTGGGCGATGCTGATAAGCCCGGTGACTCCATCGTAAAATTCCGGGTTGTCAGGATCCGATACCCGAGCCGTTGATGGGTTCAATTCTCGATCCGAAGGCCAAATCTCTATCTCGTCTATTAGGAAGAATTCGGCGCTTGTGGGCGTACCGTCTGCGAAAACGCGCAACCGTAGATCGGTGGGGATTGTCGTCAGGGCAGCGGTCAATTCAAATTCAAACTCTGTGTAGCTTGTGTCGCTGATTGACACGGCTGCAACACTCAAACCTACCGTGTCGATCCCGCCCGTTGTGCTTTGAAGGTCGATATGGACACTACCCCCGACCATGCCGGCAGACCGCTTGAGCCTGGCCTTCACCCTGTAGGCCCGGCCAGCTTCGATTAAGGGCAAGGCGTTGTACTGATCCACGTTGGCCGGCTGAGAAATGAGCCCCGGAAAGATTGTTCCATCGCCCGTGATTTTGTAGGCATTTCCGGCGATAGCGTCGGTTGGTTCCTGTCTGCCCCCGGTAGTTGAAAGTGTCCAGCCGAGCGGCACATCTTCGGCTGTCTGGAACAGCCACCCGCCATCGAAGCCGAGATTTATCCACTGTTGCATCCGGTTCCGCTCCCCGACCCATACGAGCCGGTTGGCGTAGGAAGTGACACAGGCCTCTGGCGGCAACTGCAGGGCGCGGAGCTGCTTATCTACGAGCTGGCTAGAGATTAAATCAACGTCGGTGAAATCCACCAGGAAGTCGGTTGTCGTGTTGTCGCCAATCCGCATGGTATTGGCAACGTGGAAAAATTCCTCTCCGTTGACGATGGTGAAAGCCACACGCCTGGCCACGACATAATCCGGGCCAATCGGGATATTCGAGAGGGCTACGGCCTTGTTCCCGTCTGCGGTATAGGAGAAGGAAGGCGATGCTTTTGTGAGGTATCCGGTGTCGGTTTCAAAAAAGACCATGACCTTGTGGACGCCGGCAGGGATGACCCCTGAAATCGTTTCAACTTCAAACAGAAAATCCTTGGTCAGATCGGCAGACCAGGCATCGACGCCATCGAAGGAAATGAAGCTCCCAAAGGCGTAGGTCGGGCTCGATCCGTCAGCTCCCCACACAATCGCATCGGTAGCGGCAACATAGGCGGCATCGTAGGCCGCATCCCCCTCAAAAACGATGTGGTACTGGCCGTTTTCTTCCAGCGGCCCAAGCTCCAATGGAGAGGGGAAGGTGAAGGTGACAAAGGAGTAGCCGGCACCGATCCCGGTTACGTCCACATCTGAGGTCACACCTACGTTGTCAGGGTTTGCGAGGTCGTTGGGATCGCCCTCTTTGAGTCGGATCCTGACGAAGCCGGCAGGGGTGCCGATACTCTTGAGAAAGAGCTTGATGGTGGAAACCTTGACGTTGGTTTGGAACTGGATCGCTTGCCCGAGGTTGCCCTGCGCGCCAGCTCCCCCGGTGTTCAGTTCGTGATCTTCGTCCTGGCCGGTGCTGTTGTCCTGGTCATTGGTTTCATCGTTGACCGCAGTAGGGGCAGCTCCCGGCCCACTCGGGCTCACTCTCAGGAAGTTAATGTCATCGAAATAGAACGGGAATTCCTCTCCAACACCGTCCTGGGAGAAGGCCATGTACTCCCGGCCAAAGAGCGTGGTGCTTTTGTAGAGAAGGTCCGTTTTGAGGTTGGTGGTAATCGTGTCCAGGGATCCGGGAAACCGCTCGACCTTCAGGACGCCAGTGGAGAGCAAGACGATCAGGCGGCGTTCCAGGTCGATCTTGACGTAAGTTTTTAGGCCGTTGATCTTGGCCGGGGCCTGGTCCGGGAAGGGAGCGCCCAAACCCGGGCGGGACTGCACTCTGCCGGTGGAAAAGATAACATCTCCACACTCGGGGCTCATCCCTACCGGGACGTCAGAAGGGTCCGGCAGGGATACAAAGCCCCCGAATGATTCCAGTGGATTTGGTTTGAGGCCTTCAATGCTCATCGGCCTCTATTAGCGCATCTTGAAGATGGCGTGGTAATGCACCGTTTCGGCAAGGAGGTTTCCCGGATAAAGCGCTCCGGAAAGCTCAACACCGGCAAGGAAAACAACCAACGCGCCATCGCTAATGTCGGTGCCAGGGGAATAGTTGAATTGGAATCCCTCTACCTCGCCATGGATCTCAACAAAGTCCGGGATCCGGCTTGATTTAACTTCACCGTCTGCGAAACTCAGGATCTCCTGTTGGCCGGTTAGGTAAGTTCCCGAAAGCGCGATTGTCCCGACCTGATGAAGTCGCTGACCATCGAACCATCTGCTTGTGTTGGTGATTTGCGTTGTCATAAATCCTCCTTTCAAGGATTGGACCCGAGGGGGTCAATGACGTTGGCTAATAGCGGAACTGCCAGTAGTAGTTCCTGAAGCCGTAGGGTCGTCGCCTACGGGACTTTCTCTGCTCGGGCTTGCGGTTGCGCCTCACCATGCGATCCACTTCCGTCAGGTACTCGACCTGTAAATCACTGGCCTCTGCCCTGACTCCCCGGCTGCGTGACGCCATGGCTGAAATCCGTAGGGCCAGGGCTTCCTCGGCTCCCCGAATCAGAACGATGTTTGAGCCGGGGCCGGTCTGGGTCAGATCGTCCAACTGCACTTCGTAGCGCACCTTGCAAATCACATCGCGGGTCGCACCGACGAGCTGGATGGCGTTGTCGCGCCACTCCCACACATTCAGGTTTACGTCCGGGTCCATATCCGGTAGTCCTGAAACGTGCTTCTGCATCTGCTGAAACTTCTCGGAGCTGTTATCCGGCTTCTCCCGGAGGCTGTGAGGCACGATGAATCCCAACGGTAGCGGCGGGGTGCTTAGATCGTTCAAAACCGTCGTGGCGGTGGGTACGGTCAGGTCCGTTTCCCGGATCATTACGCTGACGCCGTTTTGCACCAGGCGGCGCTGTAGATCCCGATAGGCCGAATTGACGAAGGGGAACAGGACTGTATCGGTGTAAACGTCACCAAGGGGCGTATCGAGGTCGTTAAGGTATGCCCTGGCAAGCAGTTGGGCGTCCGTTGTCAGAAAGACCATGATCTACGCTTCTTTTCCTTCGGTCACGGGCTCCGTGTTACTCGGGGGTGGAACCTCGGTTTTGGCTTCCTTTGCGCTCAAATCCTGGTAGGCTTCGGGCGATGCAGCCTGGCTCGGCCTGTCGCCGGCAAATTCCAGCTTCTCGTAGGCCTCACGGTTGATGACCACGCTACAATGCTTACACATGGCAACGTGCGCCGGCACTCTCTCGCCGCAGCTCGGACACTCGATATTGGCCTTGGCGATGGTGTTCCAGGGTCGCAGCTCCCCGAGGGCGTGAGCTGCGCGCCGGTGAGCATCGGAAATATGCTCATGCTTCCCGTACCGCGCCCAAGAGCTGTCGCCCTCTCTCATAAGCCTGATGTAGAAATTGCGCTGATCCGCTGCGGCCTTTTCAAGCTCTTTCTCGGTCACTTCTTCACCCTCGATGATGAAGAATCCCTGATCGTTTTCCTTCTTGCGGATGAAGTCGTTAGCGATGTTCACGGCCCTCACATCGACCATCATAAAGTGGCCTTCCTCATGGTCGGTGACGTACTTATCCTTGGCGTCGATCACCGTCATGTAGGACGGATTTTCGAGGGATCCGGGTTGAATCCGATAGTGGCCATAGGTGCGCTCCCAATGCTTCTCGTAGGGGGCGATACTGCAAATTCTAATCTCGTCGCTCATTGTGGTTCCTCCTTACCTGGGACAGACACATTGGGCTTCCCGTCGAAAGCGGGATAGCAGTCGTCCACCAGGCTATACGCAAAATCGTCATCTGCCTTCTTTTTCTTTTCCTCTCGGTCTTTCAGGGCTTGCTTGCGCTCCAAGTCGGTGATGCTGCGCTGATACTGGAAAGCCCGGATGACAGTTTCGACCACATGAGGTTGAAGCTCCTGGTAGGTGCCATCGGGGTTCTCGAAACAGTAGCAAGCCTCATACTCTCCCCGTGAGGGATACGGCCCCATGGCCGCGAATTCTATGCCGTTGAATACCTCTGTGGTGTAGTCGTACCAATCGGCTTTGGAGCCAAAGGTTTCAGGCCCGAACCACCTTTCCAAGTGGAACCGATCAAAGGGCATATTCTTCGGCTCCCACCTGTACTCCCCAACTGTCCTGTACCAATTTCCTGAAGAATCAACATCGTCCCACTCACCGGCAATTATGGTCAGTCTTGACCATCCCCAAACGACCCGGAAATTCGGTTCCCCAAGAAGATTCAGACCCCCGACTATGGCAGCGAGGGCCTGAATCTCTCGAGGAACGTCTTTGATTTCCCTGCCCGTCCGAATCCTCAGACCCTCGGCATCGTAGAAACGCTCCCTATCGCCCATAAAGCGAGTAAGGTGCGATCTCGTCGCGGGATCCTTGGAACGTATTTGCAGATCAACCAAAGCTCAGTCACCCGGAATCACGGATAACCCGTGGGCTTCGCCAGATTCTCGATGAAAGCACCAACACGGGGGCTGTCGGACCACACCTGGAAACTGGTCACGATGTAGAAGATCATCGCGGCATCCAACCCACCATCTGTCGAGTTGTAGAGAGGGTAAACGGTCTGCCCTCCAACTTCGTACAGATCAATGTCCTTCGATACCGCCCGGCCCCAATGGGCTAGAGCGATAAAGTCGATCCGCTCGGGATTCCAATGGACATTGGCATGGATCGGGATTCCACTCATCGTCTTTTTCCCGTCGAAGAATAGATCCACACCTTGTCGGTTACTGGAAGTCTTGATGATCTCTGAAATCGTGATCGCCAAAGCCTCGTAGGCGTCCTCTTGCTCCACGTTCATGCAAGCATAGAGGCGATTCCGCATCAGGATCTCTCCACCAAGGGCCTTGCGGATCTTGTTGAGAGCCAGGCGAATGACACCCGTGGTCAGGGCCGCGCTAAGAGCGTCCACGGCCGGGGTGCGAATCTCAGGAAAGGTTGCCCTATCCAAATTCAGCCACGTTCCGGTAGCGGAGTCGTCCTGGTGAAACGGAACACCGAAAATGCCCACAGGAGCCGGAGCATCTACACCATCGACAACGATCAGATCGGTAGCAATCGTTCCTACGGGGAGCGCGTCAATCGTGATCTGCGCGTTCTCGTAGTCGATAGATTCAATCTCCAAGGCCCCACGATTGACAGTCAGAGCGGCGTTGAACACCTGAACCGTCTGATTGTCGTACATGAGATTTGCCAGGTTGGGAGTCCCTAGCGTTAGGACCGGATCCGCTTCAACCGTGATGTTCGCCAAAACGGCATCGCCGGCAGTCTGCAAATAACGATCCAGGAAGTTTCGGAATTGGGCCATGCAGTTGGCGGTTTCCCGCGTCACGGCATTGGCAATAGCCTTTTCCCGACTGTTGGTTGAGTATTCAATCCGCTTTGTCAGCTCACACGCGAACTTAAAGTCCAACGGCGCCAACTGCGCTACTTCATACCGTGTACCGGAACCACGGCCCAATGCTCCACCGTCAAAAGACGTTTGGCCGGCCTTACCGCCTGGCTTCATTTGGAGCGGGACACGCATATTCCGGCTTGAAACTTGCTCAACATCGCCACGCCGGGTCAGCATCGAATAGAACGTACCTTCCCGCTCATAGAGCAAGGGAAGCCGCTCACGCACTTTTTCGAGCTGCAGCGCAACGGTATCGGCATTTACCATCTGAGGCATGATTCAAGCCCTCCGTTAAAGAGGCAGTTTACCCCTACTTCGTCGGGATCTCGGGAGCTGTCAACAGTTCAACGTCAGACATTTTGCTGTAATCGACTTTATCAGCCGTGGGCAAAGCGCCGGACGGTTGCCCTGGTGGGCCTCCGGTTCCAACATCAGACCGGGAGATTCGCTGCCTTTCACGTTGCTGTTTACTTTGGGCAAGGTAGGATCCGGTCCACTCTTTGATGACGCTACGCGAAGTTTCTCCAAGGAGATTCTTCGCCCTGTTCACCACAATTCCAACGATGGATTCCAAATGCCTTTGCCCACGGTTCCCGTTGCGGAAAGCTCGGTTGAGCTGCACTTTGAGGGTGGGATTCTCGCTGACCTTGATACGAATTTCCTGGTCAATATCGTCAATGATCCGTTGCTTTGCGCCCTTTGGAACGGCGCTATCCTTCAAGACTTTATCAACGTGAGTCGTGATGATGTTTCGTACCTGGCTGTCGGTTGTTTCCAACGCAGCCTGTTTGAATCCGTTGAGTTCCTTACTGGCTAAAGCCTGTTCTCTCTCTTTCAGGTTGCTCTCTCTCAGGTCGCCCTGGGGAGCTGCGCGTCCATTGTACTGTTGCCCATTCAGCCGACGCCATAGGACGTCTACGGCCGCGACCAAGTTCTTGTCTTGCGACTTCTCAGCCTGATCGTGGAAATGGTGCAGCACATTTTCCGCTGCCTGGGTGTGAAGGTTATGGTAGGCCTGTTGGTCCTGTCCGTAAACGGCTTGCCAGAATTCAGTGGCACCTTCCGGGCCTTCGATGGCCTTTTCAAAGGCTTCCTCAAAGGGCTCGATCCGGGAGGCTATGTCGAGCATTTCCCTGGCACTCTCGATGCCATTAGGAAGTAGCTCTTTAACCTCACGGGCCTCTGCCACTGTTGGGAAAACCTCTCGGAAGGCCTGATCCCGGAAGTACAGATCCCGGAGCTTCGGCCCTACGCCTTCTTGTTTGAACAGAGCTTTAATTTCTTCAGGAACTTCCCCCTCCGCAAAGGGTTCCTCGACTTCTTCCTCACCCTCACCGTCAGGCTTCGCAGCCTTGGGCTCGGGTTCTTCTTCCTCACCGGCCCCCGTTTCTCCCTCATCAGGCACCTGGGGTTCTGGTGTTTCAAGGGGCTTTTCCCCTTGCTCGGTGGGTTTGGCTTCTGGCTCGGCTGGCGTATCCGGGCCGGCTAACAAAGCCTCATCTGATTCGATTCCCGCACCTGGAACCGTTCCACTCGGTTGTCCCATGATTCCTTCTCTCCCGACTTTTCCGCTTTCGCGGCGGGGTGTTCGGATCCCCGTGAGTTACAGAGTATGGGTTTATGTTTGGCCTGATCGCCAGGGGGGTCAGAGATAGGTTTGGTCGTCCAATCTTTCTTTCCCTGGCGACCAAACCAAATCAATAGCCGCTAGTGACGGCTATGGGGATTGTAAACACAGAGGACTGATGAAAACAAGTTAGGAAGTTTTGGCCTGGCTCATTTCCATGACTTTATCGACCTGTTTGCTGGCCTCGCGGTTTAGCTGAAGTTGCTCGATGGCCCGTTCCATATCCTTCTTCGGCAAGGCTTCTACTCGGTCCAGCTCGTCAAGCAGCACCGGGACGATGAAAGCCTGATTCGGGGGAAACTCACAGGCGTAAACTTCCTTCTTCAAAGAGTCAAAGTCATCGCCTCGCAGAATGACAACGCTTTCGCCGGCGTCGATGGCTTTGTCAATCGCCCGGACGACCCTACGCCACTCTCGGGCCACTTTGGCGCCCATCTGCTTGTGGTTTTCAGCGTAGACGTTTTCGATGATGTTCCGGGTGATCTTGGCGTTGGAGGGTACTTCCTTCCCTGCTGGAGCTTCCCGCAGCTCATCGACTTCGTAATCAAGATCAATTTTGAGGATTTTCTTCATGGGATGGCTACTATAACATCAGCCGAGGTTCCCACAAAAGCTGTCACGTTGAGCCGGTAGATCCCGGTCCTGCCAAGATCATTCCGGGCTGCGGGAGTAGCAGCAAAGTCGATGGCGGCAACCACGGAGAAGTTGACTCCCCCATCCAAGGAAACCTCAATATCGGCGGTGAAGGCCGAGAATGTCCCTATGGCCTGAAAGGTCACATCGGTCATGTTCAGGCTGTGATCCTGGGGCAGAATGAAGCGGTTGGTTCCGTCCAGGCCTACGGCCACGGCCGCGTCGATAGCTTTGAATCCTACTTGGCCTTTTCGGATGATCGGAGCAATTACGTTCTCAACCATGATTTCCCCCTAATTTAGCACAGTTTCAAAAGGTGTTCACTTCGTAAGTATTGGCATCGGGCTCGTTCACATCGACGCCGGTTTCTGCGTGAGCCCCGCCGCGCCGGTCCCTCGCGTGGCCCTTGCTCGTAATGGGCGTGATTTGGAAGCCGGGGTCGGGAAGGGCTATCAGGTCGGCTACGGCTGTCACCAAGGCAGCTCCCGGAATCGTCACCGTGATTTCCTCAAGCAGAGTAATGTCGTATTGGTTCCTCGGTATGAGGGTGATGGTGACAAGGGTATCGCTTGTTCTCACCACGGCTCCCAACGGGATATTCGGCACGATTTCGGCGTTCCATCCGGTAGCCTCTGATTGGGCAGAAACAAGTCCGTCGATGATGGCCTGTCTTTGAGCTTCAAACGCGCCACCTGTAGCAACCCAAGTGTCGTCAGTCAGGAAAAGCAAGATCGTCCTGCCCCCGGCCCTTATTTGCCCTTCCGTTGAGGAAAAGGCGATGGTCCCGCCCACGATGGCCGTGGGAATCTGATTCACGTTGAACGTGGGAGTGGCCACAATCGGGTCGGGAGTGTCGGTAATGGCACTCGCCGGGATTGTCGCCGTGATCGTTTCAGGAGTCGTGATGTTGTAGGCCGCTGCCGCGCTGAAGGTGATCGTCACCACAGTTCCCGAAGTCCTCACCACGGCTCCGACAACTTCCTTGTCCCGCACCTCTGCGTTCCACCCGGTAGCTTCTGACTGAGCCGAAGTGAGCCCATCAAGGATGGCCTGGCGCACAGCGTCGAAAGTAGGGCCGACTGAAACCCATGAATCTCCGGTCAAGGTGAGAATGAGGGTTTGCCCTCCGTTCACGATTTGCAGCTCCAGGGACGATGGAACGGTTGTCCCGCTGATTGCTACGGCAGTCGGATCCACGGTGAACGTGGGGCTGGCAATTACGGGCTGGCTGGCCTCCACAAGAGCCGACGCCGGCACCGTGACCGTGATGACTTCCTGGGCTGTGATGTTGTAGAGAGCCTGGGCCGTAAGGGTGATGGTGACTTTGGTTGCGCTTGTCCGAATCACGGCTGAAGTAGGCAGCTTATCCCTGACTTCGTTGTTCCATCCGGTCAGCTCTGCTTGAGCCGAATCCAAACCGTCGATGATGGCCTGACGCACACCATCAAACTCCATCCCATTCGGTTGCCAGGTATCGCCAACGAGGTCGATGATGATGGTTTTCGCGCCCAAGACAACATCAGCCTCGACTATGCCGGCGGTGGCCGTTCCACTGACCGCTGCCGTGGGATCCACCTTAATGTCGAAGGTCGGAGTCGCCACATAGGGGCCTCCAGTGACCATTACACTGGCCGGCATCGTCCCGGTGATTGTTTCGTCAGCCGTTATATCGTAAGCCGCCTGGGCGTCCAGGGTTATCGTCACAGTCACCGGATCCGTCAGAACGACCCCTATGGTGCCTTGCTTGTCCCTGACTTCGTTATTCCAGCCCAAAACCTCCACTTGAGCGGAAGTGAGCCCGTCGATAATCGCCTGTCTTTCAGTGTCCGTAAACGGCGTTTGCCAGGTGTCTTTGTTGGAAGTGAGGACGAGCGTTCTGCCCCCGGCTACTATGTCGGCTTCAAAATCTTGAGGGACCACATCGCCGGCCAGGCTGACACCCTGCGGAATGAAAATCACGGGAAAGGTCGGTATGGCGACGAGGGTTTGGCCCCCTTTATTCGCACTCGCCGGGAAAGTGACTTCGATTTCCTCATCAGCGGTAAGGAGATAGGCGGCAGAAGCGGGAAAGTCGATTTTCGCAACTTTGGCTGCGGCCCGAGTCACATCGGTCACGCTCAACTTGTCGCGCACTTCGTTGTTCCAGCCAAGCAGCTCGGATTGGAAAGAAGTAATCCCGTCAATTATGGCTTGCCTGGATCCGTCAAACGCGGCCCCGGCGTTTAGCAATTCTTCGTCGGTCAGGGTGATAAGGAGAAATTTGCCTCCATCCACAATATCGAATTCATCAACGGGCGTTCCCACGCCGACAACAATGGTCCCGCCAGCCGCAGCGGAGCCAAGTGGGGTGATCGCCAGGGTGAAGGCTTGCCATTCCTCCGCGCCAGCTTGGGTATAGGCCGGGGGATTCTCGGCAGCGGCAGCAACATTTTTGGTGGCAATACCGATGGTGGCCCCGGAAAACTGAGAAACAGTGACGGAATTTGTGTATCCAGAGGGAAAGGCGGTGATGGCGAAGTCGTCCTTCTCGTAACCGCACATCGCCATATACATATAATCTTTGGTCAGACCAACAGGAATGAGATTGTCGGGATCGGCGTTCACGCTATTGCCGCTGGCACCGGCAGACACTTCGACAGCAGCAGCGGCGCTGGCGTTGCTGATCCGGTACATGGCGTGAGCTGCGCGCTCGGCATCGACGCTTGTGACGGTGATGTTGAGGCCTTCGGTCCCGTCAGAAATCTTGTACGCTATGCCGATACTCGCGCCAGCAGCCCCGCCCGTGGTCTTGTCCTTGATCTCCGTGAAACCGTCAGACCATCCCGAGAATTGGCCGGCGGGGCTTGTGAGGTTTTCCAGGGCGATGAAGGCAATCAACATATCGCCAGCCACGACACCGGCGGGGGTGCTGATCGTGTGCGCGGTGAGGCTTGAGGAAGTTGTCGATGTGGTGGCAGTTTCAAAAACTGGAAACACTACAGATCCTCATTCCGGGTGATACTCGCGGATCCGCGTACACCGTGAAGGGCATCAGCCAGGGGAAGCTGACATTCCCGGCAGTTGCCGGTGGATTCGCACAGTTCAAAAGTGTGTCGATAGAGGTTCACGTTGTCGGTGTTCCGAGCCTGTAATCTCAGGCCTTCCGGTTCGGTGATCGTGCCAGGCGCGGGGCCTGGTGGCGTCCAGGTATGGAACGGATCCGCAGGGAGAAGGCCGCACTCTCCGCAGTTCGCAGCCACACCCTTGAATTCGTGATGGTGCATTTGCTCCACCATTCGATTCCGGTTGCTGGCCCTGGTTTTCTCGGCTTCTGAAAGCGGCATTATTCCCCTATTACGGGATGGGGGTGAGGGTGGATTCTCGGCCCCGAAAAGAAGTTGGCTGTCACGACATTCTCATCCCCGGTGATGATGATGACCACCTGTGGGGCTGGCCTGGGCTCTCCGGGTTTGGACGGGGCATCGGGGTTGAGCCAACGGATCGTCAGCGAGTCCGAGAAGATGCTTTCATTCCCGCTCGTATTGCGCGCTGTCACGCGATAGACGTAATCCTGGGTGACGAACACCACGGGGCCGGGCTCGGTCCACTGGATTGGATCCGGTCCCTGCGCCACAGTGGCCACTTCAACGAAGGCAGGGCAGTTTGGGGGAGCTGGCACCGGATCGGTGCAATCGGCATCAGCTCGGTAGACGCCGTAATCGACCATATCGGACTCGGTGTTGGCGTCCCAATAGATCGGGAGCCCAAAGGTGTGATCGACGGTCTGCCCGTAGGCGGTCACTCCCAAAAGAATCAAGAGGATGATGATGACTACTAAGGTTCCTCGGGTCATTTTTTCCCCTTCGCTGCCGGTTTCGGTTTCGGCTTTTCCTTCTCTATTTGGAGCTTTCCGGCTGCTTCGGCCTGGGCCATGGCCGCTGTCATAATCAACTGTTTCCGCTCCGCTTGCTGTTGCGCCATTGAGATAGCTTCCTGGTGCTGCATCGCGTGAGCCTGGACATTCATAAAGCCCATCGGGTTCTGTTCCTTGGCCTTCTGGCCCTCGGATGAATTGACCCACTGTGCCACGATGGCCAACTCAACTTCGTGAGAATCGAACATTCCAATTTCCACGGACGACTCGAATCCACCTTCCTCTGTTTCGATAGGCATTTCCTCGAGAAGCTGAATGATCTCGCGCCACTGTTTGTCCCGGCTCGTATCGCCGGGAATCGTCAAATCGTCCAGCCCGAGCAAATCCTTGAGGATCTTCATGTTCTCGGGATGCTGTAAAACCCCTGCGATTTCCTCGTTGCCGGATTGCAGTAACTCCATGAGGGTTCGGCGCTTTTGCACCCAAGTTTCGGGGAACTGTTCTTCCGTTTCCGAGTAGACAACCACGGCTCCCTGAAGGTCATCCAGGCGAATCAAGCGACTGTCGAATTCCTGGCCAATCGCCTTCATTGGAATTTCAACATCTTCGTTCCTTTCGTCGCCGTAGATCCGCACTCCCTTGACCATGCAGTTGTCCCAAAAAGACTTCATGGCGCGCCAGAAGATGCCTTGCCTACCTAACGCCTGGTCCCTCGACATAGCGTATCCTGATGCTGTATCAATATTGGCCGCTGAACCACCCATAAGTGATGGAAATGCACCAACTTGGAACTGTCCCATGGGTCCAGCAAGATCGTTGATATATCGGTAGGTTTCAGCCGCCAGGGGCGTAGGTTGAGGCTGAAAAAAAGCGTCCCGGACCCTACCCGTGGGCGGTGGTGTCACCGGGTAGTGACTCCCAGGTTCGGCGGTGGTGTCCTCGATGGCATCGAAATCCAGGACGCTATCATCGGCGTATATCGGAGGAACGCCGAATTCGATGTTTTCTACGACCAAATTGTTCAGGGTGTTGTACCGCTCTTGAATGGAAATGAGGGCCGTTCCGATGGCCGGCCGGTTCTGACCATCACCGGGCATGACATTCATCACCGTCCAGTAGTCATCCATGTTCTCATCCCGGGCCTCGGCAAACTGATCGGCCGCGAAAGCGCAGTACACGCCATTCGGGAAAAGGCGGTACAGTTCGGAACGGATATTTTCGTCATCTATTCCCTCGAAAACAAACGGGCGCAGCCAGCAACGGTCAAAGGTAATCAGGTTGGCCGATGGTGTGCCGGCTTCGTCGTAGATGCCGCTGTAGTGGAGCCGCAGCCGCACCTGGCGCTCGTAAGTATCCTCTCCACCTGAAGGGGTTTCCTGCGAAATTTTCTCTCGAATGTGGGGGTAGGTCGCCTGAAGTTTCGCCCTGTGAATCTCCGTTGACCAAATCAGATAGGGGAATTCGTGTTGCTTGTTGCACCACATGGGGGTGCGTACTTCCAGGGCTCCGAAAACGTCCAGAACCTCCTGGCCCTTCGGGATCCGCTCACTCCCGGTTTGCTGCGGGACCGTGTAAGGCTGCGGCGACATAAGATCCGTGTCACTCAGGGGGGCTCCGCACTCGGGGCATAGGGCATCGGGCGGTATATCCTGAAAGGGGGTATTGCCCCCACACTCGGGACAGGAGTAGGCCGCGTCCTCACCGGGGAGCTGGATTTGCTGTTCGGCCATTTCCGGTACGTCCTGATAGCCAAACCTCAGACCGTCCTGCACATATCGTATATAGCCGGCCACTTTTCCATCGGTCCAGGCGAAGTACGCCATTCTCTCCAAAAGGGTGCTGGCGTCATTGTTCCGCTGGATCAGCTTGATAACTTCGGTCCCGATCTTGGCCGTGGTCACATCTTCCGGTTGCTGGCTGGATTGCGGGAAAAGACGGGTTACGGGCTTACTCTGTGATAACACAGCGATTATGGACAGACCAAAGGCCTGGTAGATGTTCGTCACGAAGCTGTATCTTGGCATCTGATCCGAGATAAAATCGCGGTTGAAAAGGGTTTCAAACGGGAATCGCCACTCCTGATCCGACTCGGCCCACCAAATGTTTTGAACGCCCTTCCAATACTCCCTGGCTTGCTTCGCCTTCTTCACTTCCTCGCGCCTGGCCGACAGCGTTTCATCCTTCATTTCCGCAATCAGGGACCGCAGAGAGGACTTGATTTCGTCGGGCAGATTTTCCATGAACCGCCCGTAACCGGGGCCGCTCAGTGGAGCGTCAAGGGGTCCATCTTCGAGGCCTAGAGGGTGAGCTGCTGTTGTGAGTCCCATTTATCTTCGCCTCGCGCCTCCTGAAAGTCCAAAGAGCCTTGAGAATATCCCGCCACGCTCACCGCCACCGCCCTCGGCAACTGGACGTAATCGCTGTGTAAGCGCAGTCCTGGCCGACTCCTGTGCAGCAGATTGTCGCTGTCGTAATTGGGCCAGAAAGTCCTCACCGGGCTTGCCCCCGCGCAAGAACGAACCTGGACCCATCTTTTTTCGCCGCTTCGAGGCCTTGTCACCCGCCTTACCTGCAGCCTTGCCCATCAAACCACCAATAGCACTCTGTCTACCCATGTTTCCTCCCAAAGAGTTTTCTTTTCTTTTTTCGGGTGTTGGCCCTCTCGGGCAGCTCGTACATGGCATGGCCTTTCATCTTGCCGACGATCTCCTTGGCTAGCGCCGGCGGCATCCCGTTCTTCTTCCGGCCATGCCCGGACAGGACCGCATGGGCGTACCTGACCTGGGCTCTCGACTCAGGCATCTAGTAGTGGGGATTGCCCTTTTTGCCCTTAACGCCCTTGTTCGTATTGCGGAGAGGCGCTTTCGGTTTGGTGCCGTTCTCGCCGGGATAGCTCAAGCCGGCGTGGCTCCCGTGGCTCGACTTCATGCCGTTGTAGCCATGCCGATAGTCGTTGAAAACGTGGCCCACGAAATAGGCCATATCCTTGGCGTTCTCAAAGACCTTGACGGTGGGCTCCATGTAGCCCATCGGGCTCATGCCCATTTCGCCGCCCTTCTTTTTCTTGTCGTAGGGTTCTTCCCAAAAGCACTTCACGACGAAGCCGTTTTCCGCGTACTCGACTTCGAGTTTGTTCACCATGTACCCCATCTTGGCGTACTGTGCGGCCTTCTCGCCGTAGGCATCCATTGACATTTTGCCCTTGGACTCCCCACCCTCCATCATCTTCCCGTAGGCGGGATTCGCGTAGTGATCTCCCTTAGCGTTGTGCGGCATCTTTTTTCATAGCCTCCTGTTTTTGCCGGTGATCCCGGATTTCTTTTTCCATTTCGGCAGCTTCTTTCTGGCTGGCTCTCTCAAGCTGCGCCCTCAATTTCGCATGGGTAACATTCCCGACGACGGGCCTCATGCTGCCCGGCTCCCGTCCCTTGGTGGCTTCCCGTAAATCCCGGCCCCTGGCGGTCAAGTCTTGTAGATCCGGGGAAGGTACTTGGTGGATGCCCTTTTGGGCGAGAAGGGTGTGATTGAGTCCTGCGGTTTCCTGCCGCAGCCGGACGACTTCCGCTTCCAGATACCGGACATATCGGGAACGGAAAATGTCGATGAACGATTGGAAGAATTCCAGTAGCCTCATGGCTAACTGGCCTTCTTCTTGGCAGCTTTTTTCTTGTTGTTTTTCTTTTTGGGCGCCTTCTTTTTCCCTGGCTCCCATGAATCCAGGTCCATGACACAGCCCAATTTCTCTCCGATTTTTACCCCGCCCAACTCCCTTCTCAGCCTTCCCAAAGGATCCGATGGCCCATCGGTGTTTATGACAACGATGCTGGCTTTTCCATTTTCGATCTTGGCTATGAGGCAGTCTTGGGGTTTACCGGAGAGGTCAACGTAGGTGGCAGCTTGGCCGACTTCCATGGCGTTTCCTCCATTGGATTAGTTGCCGCCACTAGCGTTGAACGATTTGAACCTTGGTTTTGCGCCCTCCGAAAAAGCATGAAATCCGAAGGGCGCGACATGGAAAACGTCAAAACCGATCCGAGGCTATCACGGGATCTCTGACAGAATCAACCGATTGTCGGTGGGCTTTTCCCTTTCCGGTGACGCAGGAAGCGCCGAGGCATACGCCTTTTCAACTGGCTCCGCTTCTTGTTCTTGGCCGTTTCTCTCATCACCGTCATCATGGCCTCATTCGGATCCTCGATGGGCTTGACCATCTTCCGCAGCCGGTTCTCGAAGGGCTCCGCTTTCGGAGCGTAGCGACTTTTCAGGCCGTAGCGGCAGGAGTCATACGGGTCATCCCCGTCAATTTTCATCACATCTTCCACGTTCTTGTCGTCCCGAATCATCATGGGGATACACTCGATGATGTGCTTACAGTGGCTCCCGATCATCCAGCGCCCGTCACGCATCATTTGGTACATCAGCATGGCCCCGCCTACCCGGTCATTGTTCGCCATCCGGGCAATCGGGAACTTCCCTTCCCTGAAAATCATGTTCATCTGATCCGCGATGGTGTCCGGGCCTTGTCGACGGGCAAAGGCATCCGGCGCGAGGTACACCGTCTGGATCTTCTCCTTCTCCTGATCGCCGCTTCTTTTGACGATCTCGTAGGCCAAATCCTCCGGTGTGAGCTTGTCCTTGACCAACTCCCGATAGGTGAACGTGGTCCCGGAATCGCTCTGACAATGCCAGTAAACCGCAGAAGGGTGGATATACCCCCAATCCACTGACACCCACCTTGGCCACCACGGCTTCATTCCCATTTCCTCGGGCCGGCAAGTCATCGTGGCCCGGTCAAAAATGTCGAAGTAGACACCCCCTAAAACGTCCCAACGGCCTTCCAAGAGAGCTGCGCGCAGGTGATTGGGCAGAGCTGCCAGCTTCGCCTTGTAGTCCTCATCGTTGGCGTAAACAGGGTTATCTGAGAGCAAGGCAGGGATGAATTCGTAGTCGTCCGGGTTGTAGGCCGCAGCCTGGCCCTCATCCATGCCCGTTGGTGGCTTTTTGTCCAGCCACATGGCCTTCACCCATCCAAAGCCCGGTCCCACGGGATTCGTCGCTCCCGCCATTCTCCCGCTCATGTGGGGGCTCCGGTTCCAGCCGGTCAGTGTCGTCCACTGAGCCAGGGTGAACTGCGTCAGCTCGTCCCATCCCACGAAAGCCCACTCACCCCCCTGATACTGCCAAACGTCATCATCCGTCTTGCAGTACCCGAACTTGGTGACGGATCCGTTGTGCCAGGTCACGATTTGCTTCTGCGTGTTGTAGCTCTTATAGGCCTCCGGGGGAACGAGGCGCCTGAAGTTGAGGATGATCGACGCTTCCAACTCGGGGAACGTCCGGCGTAAGACCATTGTGTTGATTCCAGCGTGGACATTCGCAGCCAGGTCAACCGCTTCCATGAGTAGCGCCCACGACTTACCGGGACCGGCCGCACCGCCGAAAAGCCGGTACTTCGAAATCGAATTGTGGAATACCTGTTGCTTGGGGAAAGGCTCGTAGGGCTGCAAAAGAGCCACTTCTTGACGTTTCTCGCTGATAATGCGTTCTGTACCGCTTTTACCGACCCGAATCAGCTCTTGTTCAGCCATTTTTCTGCCAAAAGGGGGTCTGACATTTTCCCGCTACCCCTGACATTCTATTCGTCAGAGTCCTACGCTCTCCAGCACTTCCTTGGAAACTGCCAGATAGGGGTCATAGGCGATCTCGTCGGCTTCCAGGGGCTCAAAATCATCCTGAAACCCCTTGATGATGGGGATATGGTCGGGCTCCGCTCGAGAAATGCAGACGTCCAGGCCCGTGTCGATGTGCTGAAACCTCACTTCCCAAGTCGGATCCTTCGCCTTCGGATACCACCTGTCCCGCTTCTCCCGTGTCGTGTTGGGGTCATCCAGTATCACGCGGGTATGGCCGGCCATGAACAGACTCCGAACCTGGAACCCCGCCGTGTGTTCAACCATCGC